ATAAAAGTTCAATTCGTTTTAATGTAGACCTGAAACACCGAAAAGCATTTATTTACGGAAGCAATTTAATTGGAACAACACACGGCGACGGAGCAAAGACCGAAAACTTACCTTTGTTATTAGCAACGGAGTTTCCGATACTTTGGAGTAAAACTAAACACCGTTATATATATAGCCACCACGTCCACCATAAGACAAGCAAAGATTTTATCGGTTGCACGTTTGAAACTTTGCGCAGTCCTTCAGGAACGGATAGTTGGCACTACAAAAAAGGTTATACAGGCGTTCCAAAAGCGGTTGAAGGCTACATACACCATAAGGAACACGGGCAAATAGCACGTTTAACGCATATATTTTAAGTTTTTGTCACAAATTTTGTTAGAATTTTCCACCATAATCGTAATTAATCCGTTTTAGTGACGGAAATTTTCCACTATAACCCGCCATTACTCGTATTATGTAAAGTATATTTAGCTTTATTCAGGGAATAACCTTATTTTTTACCGCATTTATAAGGTAATAACCTTATTTCTTATGTTCAAATTATCGCCTTTTCTATACACGAGGACAAAATATGTCCATTTTCTTATTTAGAATGATTATTGATAACGTTTTTTTTTATTGCTGAAACGTAATAGACACAAGGGTTTTGTAAAAAACTTTGTTAATGAGTTAAAAATAATTGTTAAAATGTTTGCAGTTATAAAAATAGTATTTATATTTGTGTATAATTATTAACGAAACAATTTAAAACTAACATTATGAAAGCAATTAAATTAACACACGAGCAGTATCAAAGAAGTTTAAAAGCGGGAATGAACCATTTATGGCTATATTCTAAAAATGAAACTACACAACGAACGCATAATAATAGTATTTTTTTATCTCGAACAATTGGAGAACCATTTGCTTGTTTAGTTGTAGAATACGATGGTTGTATTTGTGATGAAGATATTGAAAATGTATTTGGCAAAGGTGTTTTTTATGATGGCGGAGTATGTCCCGACGATAAAGAAAATATGAATGTAGATGTTTACTACGTTAAAGGATTATCTAATTAATAAAAAAACAAGGGGTGCGACTTGACAACGCATATTTTTTTAACCTTTAAAAACTAAACGATGAACCAACAAGAAATGATTGAAACAATTTTGAACTACAAAGACGAGTTGCAAAACGATTACAACGAACTTTGTAAAGCGTTCGGCTCAGGAGACCCAGCGACAAAACGAAATGAAACGAAATTAGTAACCCTTATAATTTTAATTGATAAACTCGGAATAGATGAAAACTAAACTAAACGATTTAATTTATTATTTTACACCGCTTACGGACGAACATAAAACGATTTTAAGTACCGCAGTTGCATTTGTTTTATATTGCGTAAGTATTTATATGATTTGTTATTTTACCAACCTTTAAAACTACTTAAAATGAATTTAGAAGATTTAGTAATTGAACAGTACACCGCAAGTTTATGTTATGAAATTGACGGAGTAGAATTTATTATGATTTTTGATTGGGATTTTTACGATGCAGACCCGAAAACCTATGAATGTAAAATAGACGTTTATTGCACGGGCGCAGAACAATGGATTAACGGAATTAAGCATTCGTATTTTCCCAGCGTAGACGAAATGAAAGCAATTAAAACGGCAATTGAAGACGTTGTTTTGGAATCGCCTGTAGATTGGGGATTGGTTGAACATTTAGAAATGGAATTAGATTTTTATAACGAACAAAAAAACGATAACTAAAATGGAAAATGAATTTATACAAACAACCTTTTCATTAAAAAGAAAAATGAACTGGTGGCGCGAACAAAGCGTTGAGGGCGACAAAGGCGGAAGTTTTAACCTTGAACTTTACCTTGACTATTTAGACAACCAAGAATTTAACGAAGAAACAATACTAAAACCAAAAGACAAATGAAAACGGCAATACAAGAAGTATTTAGCGATTTAGAAAAATTGCACCCAAATTTATTTAATATTTACACAACTGAAGGCAAAGAATTTGTTAATCATTTTCATAAATATTTAAAAATTGAAAAACAGCAAATAGTTGACGCTTGGTTTGGTGGCTATTTAAACGGAGAAATAAAAAACGAATTAGCAAGTGAAGATTATTATAATGAAACATATAAAAAAACGGACAAATGAAACGATATAAAATTACTTACAACTATTTTTTAGATACGCAATGCACTAAAAAACGAATCGCAATTAAGATACTAGAAGCATACGACAAAGAACACGCTATTCAATTAATGTCAATTTGGGACAAACTAATATTAAAAGTTGAACAACTATGAAAGCGCTTAAGAGAATACGCGAATGGATTTACTTACAAATTATAATTTATCTTTATGGAAAACTTGATTGAACGAATACACGAAATAATACAAACCGAAAACTTACGGCAGCGCACGAAGAAACCAAACAAAGTTCATAGACGCTGGTTTATATTTGCTTACTTACGAAAAAACAATTACGTTCTTCGTGAAATAGCAGAGCTCTTTGATATGAACCACGCTACTATTATTCACGGAATAAGACAAGCCGATTTGTACGAGAAAGTAAAAGACGAAATGTTTTTGATTGACACGCTGGACTTATTCCAAGAATTTAAGAACAAAACAATTAAAATAAAGGAACGCAATTTAATTCAGGACATAATGGAAAGTAAAAACCTTTATGACTTGACAAAAATTAAAAGGCGGTTGATAAATAATGTTTATAAGTTTTCGGATAAAAACGAATTAGATTAAAAATAATTTTTATATTTGTAAAATAGTTCGCTCTAACAATATAGAACTAAAGGAAGTTATTGCCTTATTTAGAAATGCGAAGTTAGAGCCGCAGGACTAAGTAAGGCTTTTTTATTTATTTAATTTTTTATATTATGGTTTATTTATTAAAATGTCTAAACGACAAAGAAACGATTATGAGAGTATCTCCTAGTACTGATTATTTAGAAATATCAATTGAAGAAATTGGTAGTGGTGCTGAATTACAAATTTATTTAAGTAATAAAGATGTTTTTGATTTAATAGGGATTTTACACCATATACAAAAAAATATGTCAAAATGAGCGGTTGGATTAAAGTACATAGGTCAATAACTAATCATTGGTTGTACACCGAGAAACGCGTTTTTAGTAAGTTTGAAGCGTGGAACGATATTCTTTTAACGGTCAATTACGCTGATACAAAAACAATCATTAAAGGTCGCTTATATGAAGTAAAAAGAGGGCAAAGTATATTGTCTTTAGTTAGCTGGTCAAAGCGTTGGAATTGGGACAAATCTAAGGTGAAGCGATTTCTAAACACGTTACAACTTGATGAAATGTTGGTAATTAAAAGTGATACACAAACGACACACCTAACTGTTTGTAACTACGAGAGTTACCAAGGTGAGCGAAACGCAGATGAAACGCAAATGAAACGCAAACGAAACGCAGATGAAACGCAAATGAATACAATAGAAGAAAGAAAGAAAGAAAATAAAGAAAGAAGTATATTTATAGAACCTACTTATAATGAAATTCTTGAATATTGTTCAGGGCGAAAAAACGGAGTTGATGTAAACAAATTTTTAAATTTCTATTCGGCTAAAGGTTGGATGGTTGGTAAAAATAAAATGATTGATTGGAAGGCTTGTGTAAGGACTTGGGAAAAACCAATAGAAATACAAGAAGTAAACGAACCTAAAAAATGGAAAGCACCGTGGAGTTAAATGGATATAAAATTACCGAAGTTGGCGACGTAATAACCGACTTATTTAAGTATAGAGATACTTATAATCAAAAAGGAAAGTATTTAGGCTTTGCTAAATTACACGAACATTATTCGATGAGTTTAGGAAATTGCACCGATTGGACGGGTTTTCCGATGAGTGGTAAAACGCAAGTTTTAATGGAATGTTTAATGAACACGTCTAAATTTTACGGCTGGAAGCATTTAGTTTATTTTCCAGACATAGGTACAAACGTTGAAATAATAGCAGATTTAATACATAAAAAAACGGGCAAAAGTTTTAATCCTTTAGATAGGAATGTTATTCAGGATAGGGAAATTACTCAAGCGATTGATTGGGTATTAAACCATTTCAAAGTGTTGACTAAAAAGGACGTAAAAGCCAAATTAACGCCCGTTCAATTTTGGGATATGGCGGTTGAATTAAAAAAACACGGAGAATTACACACGGCTTCAATTGATAGTTGGAAGGATTTAAACCACCCTTATAATGAGTTTGGGGGTTACGCTCAATATTTAGAATATGTTTTACCATACCGAAACCAAATAGCAGAAGACAACAACTTACATTTACATACGATTATACACCCAAAATTAACCGAAAAAGAAAACGGAAAAAGAAACGCTCCTGTTCCTTACGATTTAAAAGGCGGTAGTGAATGGTTTAATAGTGGTAAATGTATGATTACGGTTCATAGACAAGACCCAACGTTTAACCTTGCTGAAATACATTTTAATAAAATTAAACCGCGTTCAAACGGAAATATTGGAATGATTGAAATTTGGTTTGACAAAGAGCGTTTAAGTTATTACGAACAAACGAACCCAGCGCCGAACGTTTATCAAAAAGCGTATGCAACTAAACAAATTATAAACCAATAAAAACACGAAACAATGGAAATTAAACTACTAAGCGCAACGGCAATTTTACGAAAAACTTTACTCAAGTTAAAAATAAGCCGTGAGGAAATACAAGAAAAAAACGGACATAGAACCGACTTAATAAATTCTATGATTGAAACCGAAAACGAATTATCGGAAGTATTAACAACTTTTTTAGTTCTGGAAAAACAAGCTCGAATATTTTCATCAAGTTCAAATAGTTTAGAACAATTAAATTTAGAATTGAAATTTAGAATTAAGCAGTTAGAAAACGAAATTGAAGCAAATAACTTTTAAGATGAAAAAATGTAAAAATTGCAAGGCTGAATTTACGCCAATAAAATTCAATCAAAAATATTGTTTAGATAAACCTTGCATTAAAGTTTGGGTTAATTTAAACAGAGAAAAAGAATGGAAAACACGAAAACACGAATTAAAGGAAAAGTTACAAACGGTTCAGGAACTTACTAAATTAGCTCAAACTTATTTTAATTCTTTTATACGGAATCGAGACCGAACAAAAGGTTGTATTTCGTGCGGTTCGTTATTAGGTCAAAAATTTGACGCTGGACATTACTACTCAATGGGCGGACATAAAGCCGTTACATTCAACGAAGACAACGTTCACGGACAATGCGTTTATTGTAATCAGTATTTGCACGGAAATTTATTAAACTACCAAATCGGAATCCAACAAAGAATCGGAGCGGAACGCTTAATTGAACTAAGCGAAAAAGCACACGAAACACGAAAATTTACACGCGACGAATTAAAAGAAATAATTAGCATATACAAGCAAAAAATAAATGAACGAAAAGACGCTATTTAATTATTTGAAAAATAAGTATTGGAATGATTTAGAATTAAGCACCGAAGAATTTAGTTCGTGGGATTGCTTTTCACACTCAACAAAAACACGAATAGAACTTAAATGCAGAAAAACACACTACAAAGAATTAATGATTGAAAAATCAAAGTATTACTATTTAGTAAAAAAATACATACAACTAAACGAAATACCTTTATACATAAACTCAACTCCAGAAGGAATATTTGCTTTTGATTTAAGAACAATAAACCCCGTTTGGATAACAAATAAAACAATGCCGAAAACAACCGAACACAACACAAAAACGAAAATTCAAAAGACCTACGGACTAATAAATATTAACGAAGGAAAAAAAATATAAAAAAAATAGTGTTGTATTAAAATATAATGTTTATATTTACCGATAATTACTAACCAATAAAACCAATAAAAATGAAACATCTATTTAAAAGTTTAGCGGAATTTCAACAAGAAGTTCCAACGATTCACAAAGCGACACAGGGGTACGGCTACACCTACGCAGACTTGCCGAAAATCTTTGAAGTAATTAACCCCTTGTTAAAAAAGCACGGCTTAGGGTTTACGCAATTGATTCACGGAACGGATTTAATTACAATTGTATTTCACGTTGAAAGCGGGGAAACACTCGAAAGTAAAACGTCTATTCCGCAAGGGGTGGCATTAAAGGGAATGAATGATTTTCAAGTTCTGGGCAGCGCAATTACTTATTTACGTCGTTACGCTTTATCGAGCGCTTTAGGATTAGTTACGGACAAAGACACCGACGCGGGTGGCGAACAAGTAAAGACCGAACCAAAAAACGAAACTAAAAAAGTTGCCATTGACGACAAACGATTAGCAAAAGCAATTAAGGCAATAAGCGACGGCGGTTATACAATGGACGAACTTACAAAAACTTTCGAATTAACTCCAGAACAACTTAAAAACTTAGAACAATGAAAATACGAGCAAGTTCAATAGGAAAAATAATGACGAACCCCAAAACAAAAGGGGAATCGTTAAGCCAAACGACTAAAACTTATTTACAAGAATTAGCGGTTCAGGAAGTTTACGGAATACGCAAAGAATTTAGTTCACGTTACACCGACAAAGGCAACGAAGTCGAGGAACTTTCAATTGCTTTATGCAACGATGTTTTAGGATTAGGGTTCATTTACAAAAACGAAGAACATTATTCAAACGATTGGATTACAGGAACGCCAGACGTAAACACGAACGAAATTTTACTTGATGTAAAAAGCAGTTGGGACGCAACAACGTTTCCATTTTTCGATACCGAACTAAAAAATAAAGACTACTTTTACCAATTACAGGGTTATATGTGGTTAGTCGGAAAAACCGACGCGCTTTTATGTTATTGTTTAATAGACACCCCTTTACAAATAGTCGAAGACGAAATAAGGCGCGAACATTGGAAGGCAAGTTTAATCGAGGAAAGTTTAGATTTAAGAGCGTTTGTTCAGTCAAAACATACATTCGGACATATACCAAAAGAAAAGCGCGTAAAAACGTTTAGAATAGCAAAAGACGACGAAGTAATTGAAGCAATCAAAACACGAATAGAAGAATGCCGAGAATATTATAACGAACTAATAAATAAATTATGATAATTTTACTAACAATACTTTTAACTCCAGCGATAGTTTGGGGTTGGGTTTGCACTATTGCACTAACTTATAATTACTTAAAAAAATAAACTATGGAAACAAAGATTAACACGGGAGCAATTTTCAAAAACGACAACAAAAAATCGGAAAATCACCCAGATTACAAAGGCAAAGTAAACGTAAACGGCAAAGAAATGGAAGTTGCGTTATGGCTAAAAGAATCGTCAAAAGGCACTAAATATTTTTCGGCAAGTTTTAGCGAACCATACGTTGCAGAACGCAGATTAATTAACGATGAACAAGAAAACGATTTACCTTTTTAATTATGGAAGCAAAACTAAAATATAACTTGCCAGAAGACGAATTCGAATTTAATTGCGCGGTAAAATCTACAAAAATGTATTTTGCTTTAACTGAAATTAAAGACGAACTAAGAGCGATTCTAAAACACGGAGAATTACGAGATGACCAATATAAATTTCTTGATAAAATGAACGAAAGGTTTCACGAAATTTTAAGCGAAAACGAAATTAATTTAGACCGATGCTAATAGACGATTATAATTTACGAGCTTGTTTACTCGAAGCACTAAAAACACGAACAAGAAACCAAGTTGTAAAAGAAATAAAAGGTCGAGGGGAAAAATTCCACCAATACAATATAGACCGATTCTTAGCTGGAAAAGATGTGAGTTTGGAAACCGCGAAAAAATTAGACAAGTATATTTACCGCTTGAAATTACAATAAGTTTACAGCCCTTTAATTAGGGCTTTTTTAATTAACAAAAGTTTGTTGATAAGATTATTTAGTACTTGTTTAAAAAATAAACATATATTTGATTAATATTTAAGCAAAGTAAAATTGGAGTGGATTAGCAAAGTTGTAAAGCATCACAAAGATTGGGTTAAAATAGTTAACTCATTTGGCGAGTATTTCTTTGCTGAAGACATAGTACAGGAAACTTATTTAATGCTTTTGAAATGGAGCAGCGAAGACAAATTATTTACAAACGGAAACTTAAACAAATCTTATGTTTGGTTAGCGCTTAAGAATACTTTTTTACAACACGTGAATAAAGCAAATAAAATGCAAAAGGTAGATTTAGATTCAATCGCGATGCTACCCGACGAAGCTCCAGAAGTACAAAAACACGAATCATTCAATTCTATATTAAACCAAGTTGAAAACATAGTAGACGATTGGCATTGGTACGACCAAATGCTTTTTAATCTTTATAAAGATTCCGATATGTCAATGAGGGAAATAAGCAAGGAAACTAATATAAGCGTAACAAGTATTTTTCACACGTTGAAATATTGTAAAACACGGATTAAAGAAAACTTAAAAGAAAATTACGAAGATTATAAAAACAAAGATTACGAACTAATAAATTAAATTATGGCAAAGAAAAAATTAACAAAGATTGACATTGAAGAAAACACTTTAATCGAACCTACTGGATTAGGCGACACAATCGAAATTGTTTTAGAAAAAACAGGAATAGCAAAAGTAGCCAAATGGCTATTAGGCGAAGATTGCGGGTGCGAAGAACGAAAAGAAAAACTAAACAAACTATTTCCATACGCGAAACCCAAATGTTTAACCGAAGACGAATTTACTTACTTGACTGAAAGCAAAGTTTTAGAAAAGAACGTTATTATTCCCAGCGAACAACGGGAACTACTTAAAATTTATAACCGTGTGTTTTCACAAAAAAGAGAACCGACAAGTTGCGGGAGTTGTTTACGTGAAGTAGTTAACGGATTAAACAAAATTGTAAACGAATACAAAGAAGACAATGCAGACGCAGTTAGTTAAAATAAGCACCATAAAAACGAACCCAAAAAACCCACGTTTAATAAAAGACGACAAGTTTAGAAAGTTAGTTAAGTCAATACAAGAATTTCCGCAAATGTTGGAATTACGTCCGATAGTAGTAGATGAAAATAATATTGTTCTGGGTGGGAATATGCGATTAAAGGCTTGTATTGAAGTAGGATTAAAAGAAGTATTTATTGTAAAGGCTGAAGATTTAACCGAGCAACAAAAAGACGAATTCATAGTTAAAGACAACGTAGGTTTTGGCGAATGGGATTGGGATATTTTAGCAAATGAGTGGGACACCGAAAAATTAACGGATTGGGGGTTAGACATACCTATTTTTAAAGAATATGAAGAAATAGAACCAAGCGGTTATGATTTAACACAAAAATGGTTTTTGAATATAGAATTTGAAAATGAACAAGATTGTGAAAAATGGTATAATTCATTAATTGAAGAAGGTTTAATTTGTAAAATAGTACAATGATTCCAAAAAATATAAAATTTGAATTACAAAGCGAAGTATTTAATACTTTTAGATGTCAAGCAGCCGCAAATAGTTTAGATATAGACGTAAAAAAGAAATCAATACATAAACTTGAAATAAATAACATTAATATACCAAAACAATGGAATATTGGTTTAATATATGGCGCGTCTGGTAGTGGTAAAACAACTTTAGCAAAACATTTATTTGGAAATAATATTTTTGATTGCTCATTAGACGAAAATAAAAGCATTATTGACCAATTGCCAAAAGAATTTACTTATGAAGATTGCGCTAATATATTAAATGGAATCGGTTTAAATTCAGTATCTTGTTGGATTCGACCTATTAAAACACTTTCAAATGGTCAAAAAGCACGTGCTGAAGCGGCTTATTTAATGTGTAGACAAGATTTTATTTGTATTGATGAATGGACAAGCGTAGTGGATAGAACCGTTGCTAAAGCAATGAGCGTATGTTTACATAAATTTGCCAAAAAATATAACAAACAACTTATTTTATTAAGTTGCCATTATGACATTTTAGAATGGGTAAAACCCGATTGGTTAATTGATTGTAATAAACAAAATTTTGAACTTCCAAAAACGGAAGATTTTTTTTTTAATGAAAGAGAAAAACTTGAATTTACAATTAAAGAAGTCGGAAGGGAAACTTGGAAATATTTTAGCAAATATCATTATTTAAGCGAATTATTACCAGCGGGTAAAATACATTTTTATGGTATTTTTTATAAAGATAATCAAATAGGTTTTCAATGTTTTGCTAATTACACACCTCATAGAAAAGGAACGAAAATAATTTTTCACTCAAATAGGACGGTAATACACCCTGACTATAATGGTTTAGGATTAGGCATTAAATTAATTAATGAAACAAGTAAATTATTAAAACAAAAAATAAATTGTAGAATAATGGCTAAATTTTCAGCAATACCCATTTTTAAAGCTATGAAGAAACAAAAAGAATGGGTTTTTTTAGGAGAAAAAAGATTAATGGGTAAAATGAAAACGGGCCGAAATATGATTAGACGAGGTGGATTCAGAGAAAACGGAATTAAAACATTTAATTTTGAATTTATAAGTAAATAAACAACAAGAATACAACTATAAAATGGCAAATAAAGACATACAACCACGTTGGGAAAAAGGCGAAAGCGGAAACCCAAACGGACGACCAAAAGGCGCAAAGAACCGCAGCACGATAGCGCGGAAATGGTTAGAAGTTAATCAATCACTTAAGAACCCAATTACGGGCGAACAAGAAACGATGTCCCAAGAAGATATGATTACGCTAGCCTTAATAAAAAAAGCAAGGGACGGGGACGTAAGCGCATATAAAGAATTAATGAATTCAGGTTACGGTGCGCCTGTTCAACAAATAGAACAAACGAATATAGAACAACCTTTATTCCCAGATGTTAGTTAGAACAACGGCGGTTAATAAAATAATAGCGTTAAAAAAACGAATAAAAATAATTCAAGGCGGAACAAGTGCGGGTAAAACCTTTGGAATTATTCCCGTATTAATAAGCAAAGCAGCCAAAACCCCAAATTTAGAAATAAGCATAGTAGCTGAAAGCATACCGCATTTAAGACGTGGAGCGTTAAAAGATTTCATAAACATAATGAAATGGACAAGCCGATTTTTTGAAGGTCGGTTTAACAAATCATTATTGCGTTACGATTTTGGAAACGGAAGTTATATTGAATTTTTTAGCGCGGACGATTCAAGTAAGTTACGCGGAGCGCGAAGGGATATTCTATACATAAACGAATGCAACAACGTAACGTTTGAATCATATAACGAACTTTCAATAAGAACCAAGCGGGAAATTTTTTTAGATTTTAACCCAGCGAACGAATTTTGGGTGCATACCGAACTAAAACACGAAGACGATAGCGACTTTCTAATTTTAACGTATAAGGACAACGAAGCACTTGACGAACGAATAGTAAAGGAAATTGAAAAGAATCGCGCTAAGGCGTCGACAAGCAGTTATTGGGCGAATTGGTGGCGTGTTTATGGCTTAGGCGAAATTGGAATGCTTGAGGGCGTAGTTTTTAGTAATTGGAAAACAATCGACACGATACCGAACGAAGCAAAGTTAATTGGCTACGGATTAGATTTTGGATTTACAAACGACCCAACGGCAATAATAGAAATATACAATTACAACGGACAAAGAATAGTAAACGAAATTGTTTATCAAACTGGATTAGTCAATAACGAAATATCAAAGAAGCTACAAAAAAACGTAATCGCTTATGCGGATAGTAGCGAACCCAAATCAATCGAAGAAATAAGACGTACAGGACAACTAATTAAAGGCGTTACAAAGGGCGCAGACAGCGTTAATTTCGGAATTCAAATAATGCAAAGTCAATCGTATTTAGTAACCGCACAAAGCACAAATTTAATAAAGGAGTTACGAGCTTATTGTTGGGATAGGGACAAGACGGGCAAACAAATGAATAAACCAATAGACAACTTTAACCATACTATTGACGCCTTACGTTACCACGAAATGGAATCATTAGGTAAAAGCGCTAACTTTGGAAAATACGCAATACAATGACACAAGAAACAACACTCGAAGAAATGATTGCAGTTGTAGAAGCGTACATTTACGAACGTAAAGGCCAACGAGTTAAAATAGTATTTAACAACTTAATGTTATTTAATCGACACTTTCAATTACTATCCAGAGCGTACGATATTGCATTAGCTTATAACAATAAAACGAAAACTTAATTATATTAATATGAAATTAGAATTAACCATTCCAACTGATTTAAACGAAATTACTTTAGGGCAATACCAAAAGTTTATTAAAGTAAAAGACACGACTAACGACAACGAAATGTTAGCGGAAAAAATGATTCAAATATTTTGCGGAATAGAATTAAAAGAAATTATAAATATTAAGTTTACTGAAGTTCGAAAGTTAGTAGAACACTTTAATAAATTGTTTTCCGAAACCCCAAAATTTACACCGACATTTAAAATAAAAGATTTGGAGTTTGGTTTTATTCCAGACCTGCAAAACATAAGTTTTGGCGAATACGTAGACCTTGAAGAAAACTTGAAAAGTTGGGAAACATACCACAAAGCAATGGCGGTTATGTATCGTCCAATTAAACTAAAAGTAAAAGACGGTTACGAAATAATGGAGTACACGGGAACGGCTGAATTTTCCGATTTAATGAAGTTTGCACCGCTTGGAGTAGTGTTGTCTTCGTCGGTTTTTTTTTGGACTTTAGGAAGCGAATTACTACAAAGTACGATTCACTATTTAGAACAGGAGATAACGAAGAATCCGAAAGTATTGGCGACTTTAGCGAAGCAACACAATTTTCAAAACAATGGGGTTGGTATCAATCAATTTATGCACTCGCTAAAGGAGATGTCAGCAAATTTGACGAAGTTACCGCAATGGGATTACTTAAATGTTTGACCTACTTAACTTTTGAGAAACAAAAAAACGAAATAGAACAAAGGCAATTAAATAAATACATAAAAAAATGATAGGGTTTTACACGGCAATAGACAAACTTAAAACGCACTTTGACGCAGACGCTTTAGTTAATTCAGTAAGCGAAGGGGATATTTTCCAAGTTGATTTAGCTAAACAAACTATTTTCCCACTTGTTCACATTATGGTTAATTCGTGTTCATTTGAAACAAACGTGCTCAGGTTTAATATTTCTTTAATAGCTATGGACTTAGTCGATATTTCAAAGCAAGAAAACACAAGCGTTTATTTAGGCAACGATAACACACAAGACGCTTTGAACTCAACCTTAGCTATTTTAAATCGCGCTTACGATAAAATGTTACACGGAAGCCTTGCTTATGATTTATTCCAGATTGACGGAACTGCAAATTGCGAACCATTTACCGAACGCTTTGAGAATTTACTTTCAGGTTGGACGATGACTTTTGATGTTTTAGTTCCTAACGATATGACAATTTGTTAAAATGGAAAAAAACGAACAGCAAATAATATTAGAAGAATTCAGGGACTATGTTATTAAACAAGCTCGCAGTAATTTAAGCAAGTTAAAAAAGAATAGTAGCCGTAAACTTTACGATTCAATTAGTGGCGAAATTAAGGCAATGCCGAATTCGTTAAGGCTTTATTTTGATATGACTGACTACGGGTTTTTTCAAGACAAAGGAGTTTCAGGAACAAAAGTAAAATACAATACGCCTTTTAAGTACACAAACAAAATGCCACCGCCAAAAGCGTTTGACAAATGGATAGTAAAAAAAGGAATAGCGCCACGAAACAAAGAAGGCAAATTTCAAACACGTAAAGGTTTACAATTTGCAATTGCGCGAAGTATTTTTGAAAAGGGGATTAAACCAAGTTTATTTTTTACCAAACCTTTTGAAGCAGCATTTAAGAATTTACCAAATGAAATGATTGAAGCATACGGGTTGGAAGCACAAGAAACATTTGATACAATAATGAAAGAAAATTTTAAAACTAAATAGCAATGGCGTTACCTACTCAAGACCATATTTTTGTCCGCAGTCCGTTTATTATCGAAGTTGACGATGCAACGCAAACGGGTTCAAAAGTCGAAATATTCATATACAAATCAAACGTAAGTCCGCCCGTAAACCCGACTTATACGTTGACTAAATTGATTCCAGCGTCAAACAACACCGTTACGCTTTACAATATAAGCCCGTACGTTAGGGAAAACATAACGCACCCAACAAGTCCAAACAACGCGGCTACAAATTTACAAGCAACACCAATAGAAGAATATACCGCAGTTGACGTTTATACTTATAATTTAATCGGTGGGAATTACGTCGCGCAATTTTCAGCAAATTACCGAGCGCTTGACGGATTCGGTTATTATGAAACAGGCATAAACCCCGACTACTCAATAGGCAAATTTGTTGGGTTGGGCGACCAAATGAATTACAATTATTATTACGACCCTGCTATTTACCCAAGCACAAGCGAAAGTTTGGCGGGAACTTTAACGGCATATTTATTTACAAATTATCAAGTATATTATACCGATTTAGTGAACGGAGCTATACAAAATTTTACTGCAACAACTGCTAATCTTTACGATTTGTATAGAGTACCTTCGGCAATGATAGCGAACGGAGCGGAACTATCAATTTATTCAAACTTAAGCGTTTTAGTTTGGACGGGAACTTTTAGACCCGTTACTGAGTGTAAATACGAACCAATCGTTTTAGATTTTATAAACAAATACGGCGGTTGGCAAAGAGAAACATTTTTTAAGGCAAGTTACGAAAATTTAGAAGTTCAATCAACGCCTTATAATTTTATGATGTCAATTGAAAATTTAACATACGACGTTAAGCAAGGGCAAAAACAAATCTTTAATAATAACGGAAGCACAAAATATAAAATAAATTCAGGTTGGGTTGACGAAACGTTTAACGAAAACTTACAACAACTTTTATTAAGTGAGCGGGTTTTATGGACGAAGGGAAACACGAAATTACCAATAAGAATAAACACTCAAAGCGTAAACAAAGAAAAGAACATAAACAACAAAAAGATTAATTATTCTTTAGATTTTGAAATGGCGTTTAACGTTATCAATAATGTAATTTAATGAAAAGAGAAGTTCGCATATTTATCGAAGGGCAACAAATAGATTTATTCAACGACGAAACAATCGAAGTAAATTCAAGCGTTCAAAATATTGCGGATATTTCAAAGACAAGTACGGACTTTTCCCAAGCGTTTACGATTCCAGCAACACCACGAAACAACGCGATATTCCAACACTTTTACCAATCGGACGTTGACGGAACTTATAACTTTCAGGAACGTAAAGACGGATATATTGAAATTGATATGACAACGTTTAGACGCGGACGAATTCAATTAGAAAAGTCAAACGTAAAGAACGGACAAGTCGAGAATTATACGATTACTTTTTACGGGCAATTAACGAGCTTAAAAGATTTATTCGGCGAAGACAAGTTAAGCGACTTGGATTATTCAAGCGTTGACCAAGCGGTAAATTTAACAACAATACAATTTTATATTGAAGGGCTTTTAGGCTTTACGGACATAGCTTACCCATTAATTAGTTCAAGCGAATTCTGGCAATACAATACGGGTTCGGCAAACGGAACAACGCCGTCTTGGTTTGTTCCAACGGCAACAAGTGAAATAGATACCGTATTAGGAGCAATTGACACAAGCGAATTATTCCCAGCATTAAGATTAAGTCGAATAATGCAGTTAATCGAGTTGCGTTACGGAATAACTTTTAGTAGTAATTTCTTTTCAACGGACAATTTTGCAAGGGCTTATTTGTGGTATAAGAACCGCGACCGCTTTGAAATAATGTCAACACCAACAACTTTAAATATTACAAATTTTGTAGGTCAATTTGGTTCGCAAGTTTTTCCAAATAACGTTGCAATGTCAAGTTTTGTTTCTAACGTAAACAATACAATAAGCATTCAAGCAACAACCAACGCTGGAAATGGTGGTTCACACAACGTTTATTTACAATTAATAACACCAACAATAGTTCCTTTTTATATTGACGTTTATTCAAATGGAAACTTAGTAGCTTCGGTTTTAGGCGACGGAACGGGTATTTTTTTCCCCGTTGTTTTTGCAATAGATACTTTAGGATTAAACAACACTTACTTTTTTCAAGCAAGAGCAACCGATATTGTAGTTTTAGATTTCGAATTACAATATTATTACTATTACGGACCATTAGCGCCAGCATTTTTTGCTTATGCAGAATGGAACACCGCACCTATTTCATTATTTCCGACTACGTCTTTACAAAGAAACGCACCTGATTTAAAAGTTTCGGATTTCTTTTCAGGGTTGCTTAGGGAATTTAATTTAACGGTTACGGGCACGGAAACACCTAACGAATTTTTAATTGAAACATTAAATTATTGGTATGCTTCGGGCAACGTTTTTGATATTACAACTTTTACCGAAACAACAAGCATAGATATTGAAAGGGTAAAACTTTACAAAAAGATTTCGTTTAGATACCAACCGAGCGAAAGCATAACGAACAAATATTATTTACAAACGGGATTAAAAGAATACGGAAACACGGAACAGCCTTACCCTTACGACGGCGGGGAATTAAACATAGACGTTCCTTTTGAAAACTTAATGTTCAGTAAGTACACAGGAACAAACGTACAAGTCGGCTTTGCTATTAATAGCGCTTTATCGCCTTACATTCCCAAGCCTTGCATTTTATATTATTCTCAAGACGTAGTTGCGACAAATCCAATTTACATAAAAGATTCAACGGGAAATTTAGCTTGTAACTCGGCACAAATATTCGGACAAGACACAAACGTTGGGGGTATAGATTACTCATTAAACTTTTCGCCAGAAACGTCAACTTATTTAGGCATACCGATTGACCAATCTTTATTCGCAACTTATTACTTTGATTACTTAGCCAATTTGTTTGACCCTAAGAACCGATTAACAAACGTTAAGGCGGTACTACCTATTTCAATTTTAACGTCTTTACAATTAAACGATAGGCTTATAATAAGGGATAAACGATACATTATAAACGACTTTAAAACGAATTTAACAACAGGCGAAACAATATTTAATTTACTTAATGACTTTATTCCTATACAACCAGAATCAAATTATA